TCAGCAAATAATTTTCCGTTAAAATAAGGCAACAATGATTCCATTATTTGCTGCCATGTATCATCTCCCCCTCTAATGCCTCTTGTTTTAGTTTTATACACTCTTATACTGCAATCCAATGGTGAAGTCCTTCTAGTTATCGCTAAATATCCTGCTCTGTGTATTATTTCATTCTTATCACAATTTCCATTATAAGTATTTAAGGCTCCTGAAGGTGTTAACCCGTTAGCTGTAAATACTAATTCTCCAAATATGACATCTGGTCTACTAAAAAACTCTCCTAATGTATAGAATTTTATTGATTCTGGTACCACGATTTTTAACTTTACTAATGAATTTATTTTAATGTAATAGTCAGCGTAATTAATTACCGCATTAATAAATCGATCCCAAAATTTAAAATCTCCATCCATTCCTTGAGTTCCTACTTCTGTCATCCTTGTAATTAGATAATGCCAATCTACTGATAATCTGTCCAAATTTGCCATATGAGTTTCCTTACTTCGGTAATGCAAATCCACATACCATCCCAAATATTTGCGGCTTATCAAAAAATGTACTATTGAACCAGCCATAAATATTCGTGATTTTGGTTCTTCATATATCTTAGACAATTTTACTCTTTCATCTTTCAAAGTTGCTGTAAATGGTGCAAATGGTTTAATACCTTTTTCTATATTCTTTAAAGCCAATTCATAATCTTCTCGTAATCTAGGAGTCATAACCAATTTTCCATCTACTTCTTTTATTAAATGTTCTTTCTTTAATCCTTGTCTATTATATGGCCAACCGCATGAGGTATTCATTGGTATTCTTCCTAAAGATGGAAAATCAGGAGATCCATTCAAAACTTCTTCATCCGTTAATAATCGAGGTGACATTCGCAATTCATAAATTCTTCTGTTGTTATCCTCTATAATACTTTGCGTTGCTTCCTCAATATCTTCCCATTTTATCGTGCAATAATGTTGATATCCTTTCATCATCTCCGCCCAAAAAGATTTCTTTTTCTCTTCGGGAAATCTAGAATCTTTCATAGATAATAGAGACGGTTCAGTAATATGTGGCCCTAAAGCTTCATACAATAATGACGGTCTTAAGTCGGTTTTTTCATTTTGAAATGATTTTAATTTTTTTGTCTAATTTTCCTATGTAATAAAATTGGTGAGTCTCTGGTAAGCTGCTCTGTTGTTGATAACTTACAGGATCTCCATATTGAATGCCTGATATTTCTTGCGGCACCACTAATGGAGTGTCTTGCGTCAATTTAATTAATTCAGATCTCGTCACAAAATGAAACATGGATAAACCATGTGCTGAAGCTGCTGCTACATGTATTCCTAATATGGGTTGTACCACATTATCTGTGCGAGTTACTATTGAACCGCACGATTTATCTCTTCCTTTATATGTAGCAGTAGCAACGCAATGATAATATCTATCTATTCCTTTTGTGCGTACTGTCATTACTTGATCATCATCAACCATTCCTGAACAGATTTCATATTCTTTTTCTGCGTGATTTACTCTAATGTTACCTTCTAAATCTGCGCTATCTCCTCCCATAGTTACTTGGGGAATATAGTCTATTTTTGCTACTTCCATTCCTTTGCAAATGTAATCTCCGTCCCAGAAATGGTGCATAATATTTTTAGCAGCCGGGCACAAAGTTTCACTCAATTTATACAATATGATATCTGGTCTCACATCCTGTCCATCAAACATTTCTGTATTATTTGGAAAACGTCTAACGGAAGCTTTTTTAAATTTGAATGACAAAACTTGTGAACCTAAACTTGGTAAATAAACTATTTCCGTATTTTCTCGTAACATTCCATCGTTTGTATAAAAATCCATGAAAAAATGTGCTGCTGTCAATATCCAATGTC